CTAGAGCGGTCCAAATAATACCAAGACGCTCTGGGCGAAGTGCCATAAATCCGTAATACCATTTGATGGAGTAGAACCCTACCTCACCATATGGATCATCCAAAGAAGCAATTTCTTTACCAGGCTTCTTATGGTTAACGGAAAATTTAACACTCTTTCCATCAGTCTGGAAACCGATAGTAGTGAAAGCACCATCACCAACAACCAACATTGGATAGATGTCTGCACCATTCTTACCAGTACCTGCAGTGTCAGAAGAAGCTGCACCACCTTTTCGGTCATGCTGCATTTCTGGAACTACAACAATACGAAATTGGTCAACAGTACCAATTTCACCATGTAGAGTATTAGCAGCATCAGCATATTTTTCTACACTGATAAAGCCGCTACCTACAGCAGAACTAGTATCAATTCCTTTCATTTTGCGTACTACAGGAATCAATTCAGATCCTATATACATAACTCGACCACCATTAACGGTCTTAGTATCAACCATACGAGAACCGCTAATAACTTTCGTTTGCTTAGGAGTCTTATTATCATCCAAAGCAATAGAAAGATTCATCAGATCGTTATAAACAACAACTTCATCAACAGCCAATTTTAATGCTGTTCTAGCAGAACCTGCTGCAACTGTTGAGCCTGCAAGAGCATCAGTTCCAGGAGCAGAAGAACAGAAATAAGCTGTACCACTAGAAGTTGCGGTAGTAATTAGATCAGCTTGAAGCTCAGCTTCGGTAATCTCATTAGCACCAACAAGGGCTTCCTCAACAATATGTGATAGCAATTCTGAATCAGAATCGAAATCCATTGATTCTTGAGTGTACTCAGTGAAAAAACCACGTTTAAGCAGTTCACCTTCAACTTGGGTACGTGTGAAACCAACTCGGTTAACTCTACCGCCGTTCTCACGGAGAGTTGGAATTTTACTCTGAATAGCGCCAGTATCTTTAGATGAGCCATAAAGATTCTGATCATTTTGTGCAACATCTACTGCACCGGTTTCTGCTATAGCTGCCGTTTCACTTGCGTTATCAGCAGATATTAGTGTACCGGAAGAATTCCAAGCAGACCATTCACCTGCTGTGAGAGCAGTACCGGCCGTATCGAGTCCCTGAGCACCCGTATTCAATACATCAATCATTGGAACATAAACATCCTGCTTAATCTTTTTACCCATATGCTTAGGCATCGCACGTACATCAGCCAAAGGCATGAAATACTGGTGATCCCGGACAGCAATAAGGGCTTTCTTAAAATAATAGTCAGTAATTGCTTGTGGACCTATAGCTGATGCAGTTCCACTAGCAGTACTACTAGGACTATTATATAGAGTTTCGTTAGCCATTTTCTTGTCCTAATTAATAGTGATTAATTACCGGACAGCATACTTCTTCATAAAATCTTCATCTGATAGACCTAAAAAATCTTCATCAGATGCAGCTTTTTTTGTAGTAGTCTGCTTGACCGGTGCTACTGCCTTTCGTTTTTTATTACGATCAGCATTAGCTTTTTCGTCAGTTTTACTTGATACTTGGGAAGTTCCTGTAGGATTACTAGCTGTATTCTGCAGAAGACCATTTTTATGTAGATGCTCAGCAATTTGCTTATACGCGTCTACATCAGGAACACCTGCTAGTTTACCTAGTGTTTTTTCCTGTTGTAATACCGCGTTGACTTTTTCAAATACACCATTACCCATGTGAGCATTAATAATGCTAATTATTTCAGGATACTCTGAAATAGTAGCTTTGCTTTGAGGGTCCCACTCTTTAGTTAAAACATTAATAGTTTTATTAAAAGTGGCGGTATCTTTGATCTCATCGAGTACAGCATCTAAATTGTATTCTTTATCAGTAACAGAGTAATTTGTTGGCTGATAATCCGTAGGAACATCCTTGTCGATATCTAAAGGATCTACATCACTTTCTTCTACGAGCTTAGCGATAGCTTTAGGATTCTTCTTGGATAAATCAATTAGATTATGTAATTTCCCTTCATCAAGAAGTTCATTTTTCTCTAACATCTTAATTAACTTCAGATTAGGCTTTAACTGCGCCATCTTCTTCTGATAATTAGCGCCCATCTGCATTAGACGAACGATATCCTGAGGATCCTTAACCTGCATATCAATGCCATTGGCCTTGAAAGGTTCAGATACCTTTTTATAAGCACTTTCGTAATCAAACTCTGTAGTTTCCGGAGTATCCTCCTCTGTATCAGTCGAGTCTGCGTTACTAGTATCAAGAGATTCTGTCGTACCACTATCAGCGAAAGGTTCATGCGCCTTCTGGGTATCCCCTTCAGGTTGGCTTACTTCTTTCTCTTCAGGTGCAACTTCAGTTTGCTCCTGTGCTTCACTTACCTCCTCTTCAGAGGTAGCAATCTTATTCTCATCAGTTTGATCTGATGATTCAATTTCTTGTTCAGCTGGTTGTTCTTCCACAGCCGAAGTAGTTTCCTTAGCTAAAAGTTCTTCGGGGTCTTTTTCTAAGAATGCTGCGTCAGATAAGCCTAAAGAAGTTTGGGTCATACTTTAATCTCCTCAGCTAAAATTTCTTCACGAGTTTCTTCGTGTTCATTTAAAGCTTGATCCATTTCAGCACCACGTCTCATAACTGATTCAATATAATTAGCTAAAGCTCCAATACCATATTGCATGTTATCAATTAATTTCATTTGATCGGCGTTAAGATTAGAACTTTTAGCCATAACTAATCTAGCGGCTTCTTCTTTAAAATACCCGGTATCAATAACATCCTTCCATGATTCACTAGCCGTTAATTTAACACAATTATCTCTTAATTTTCTTAACTTCTCGGCCATTTCAATCTGGATTTCAACTTGTTCTAAATCAGTCATACTCCCCCTTATTGTTTAGTTAATGAATCAAATGCGGCTTTATCAAGATTAGATAATCTATCATGTTCTTTTTCGCCCATTCTAGCTCGTCTATCTTGTTCTTTGCTTTCCATATTTTGAGCATGTTTTTGATCAGCTGTTTGCATATCTCGTGCACTAGCAACCCCTGATTCTTTTTCAACAAAATCAAGATCAGATAAATCAGAACCACTATGCATCTGTCGTGCTTTAGCTTTTTCAGTTTCAGTTTTAGCAGTTTTAAGTTGAACATCCACCGTATTCTCTTGACCTTTAGCGGTTTCATTCTGAACTTGTGCTTGAAGTAATGCTAATTCAAGCTGAGCTTTTTGCTGTGCCATAGGATCTGGTTGAGGTTGATATTCAGCGATACGTTTAGCTAAATCAGGCATTTTACGTAATTTAGCAATATCTGCCAAAATCATCTGGCTCATTTCTGGGGGCATAGTATTACCCATAGTTTGCAACATAAATGCTAATTCACTGCCTTTTTGTTCATCAGCTTCAGCAGTAGAAATATTAAGCTTAATGTCATATTTTCCACCTAAATCATTACGATTAATAGCTATGAATTCTTCATTAGTAATACGAATAATTTCTTCGTCTTCTAAAAATTCCGCATTCATTGAAATAACTTTACGACCAATCTGATTCAATCCATTTGAAAGTCTGCGCAAAATACCCAATTCACGTTTAGATGTAGCATCAAGTGCTGATCTGATACCAGTAGCTGTAACTCCTAATGCTTGTCCTGAAATACCTTGAGTAAATGCTTTAACACCCGTCAATGCTTCAGCATCATTATTCTGCATGTTAAGTACTTCTAATGCAGATCTAGGAATCTCTGGATATACTTCCATATGAAATGCTTGTTTAGGATCTACATTAGCATTAAATTTATAATCTTCGCCGCGTTCGAACTTACGAGCATTAGTTACATCAAGAGCATCTTTTCTAATCCCTTGCTGTCCACTAGCGCTACGCCCAATAATATCAATAATACCGCGAGTAACAGCACCCACAATCTTTTGATTGTCTTCAATGAGAGCGGCATCTGGTTCTCCATAGATATTTTTACGTCTAGGTAAATACTGAACTAATACAAAGGGGAGTTTCTTATCTGGATAAGGATTCTCTTCCATTCTAATAAAAGTATCGCCTACCCAGGTAGCTACGAAAGGTTTAACCTCTCCAGTATCATCAATATCCCAATATCCCCAGTATTCTCTAGCAATAACTTTCTTACGTGCTTTATCTTTAAATGTAAAAGAACTATCATCTGTATTAACTGCATGATCTGGCTCAGCCAATACAGAAGCACTTTCAAAGTTAATATCGTCTAAATTTTTATATCTTCCATCTTTTTTAAGTTCAGATAGTGATGTTTCAAAACTATAGACAGCAAAATTAGCTTTTTCTATATCCCCTTCACAAGTAGGATCTAATACTAAATTATTATAATCACACACTGTTAATACAGGTTGATTCTTAGTAGTAATAGTCTTTATTGATGATTTTTCACCTACTTTAACTTCTTGTTGAACGGGTTGACCATCTGGACCTGCAACTACTTGCATTTCCATTACATCTTTATAGACCTTACGCTTATCTTCTTCAAATTCCCAACCAACCCTTACAACTACAGTACCTTCATCAACGGCAGTCCTAACGTATTCATCAATAAAAGATACTTTATCCATACGACAGTTGAGTTGATAATTTAATAACATACCATTCTGTACTGCAGAATCTTTATCTTCAAATGTTTGAGGAGACGTATTAAATAGATCGTCAGTTGACAAGAAAGGTTCAGATAGAGCAGCATAACGCCATTCAGCTTGTCTACGTGCTAATCTAGGTACTAATTTAGAACGTCCTCTTTTAGCATTAATAGTCTGATCGCCATCAAGTACTCTTAACCAAGCATCAACCTCATCAACATGAACTTGATGGGCTACCTGGGCAGATTCATGATCTTGTTTAAGATCAGCAAGACTAGGTGGATTACTCCAATCAGGAACTAAAGTAGAAGCATCAGTTTCAGTTGTACTTAAGTTAGGATCGTCTTTATGGCTCATGTGTTGCTCCCAGCTTGTTCTTTATGTTTATCGTAACTACTGTATTGCTTTTTTAAGCAATTATCAACCTTATATATCTTAAGGCCATTTATTGTATCATGATAGTCTAAATAATTATCAAACATAGAACTTGTTACTCCTAAAGGTACAGAACAGTATATATCATCTCCTTGTACTATTTCAGATACAAAGTATTTCCATACTTTATAAAAATTCATTTTAGCTGTCATGTTAGGGGCTATAAATAACCCCGCAATCATATACCCATTTAGAGGACGGTTAAACCTATAAAATAAAGCAGATTCACCTTCTTGTATCATACTAGCATGCGTAAATATCATAAAATTTCCACTATTGCAGATGAGAATACATTGCCCATACCTGCGCCTAAACTAAGAAACTTACCGGATTCTTCCTGTATTGCTAATGCTGTTTCTATAGCAGTAGCTGCTCCCATAGTATGCCCAATACGTAATTTATAGTTAATTAATTTAATATCTCCAAACTTATCTTTAATTATTTCTTCCTCAATCCTATTATCTGCAGAAAACGTACTATGCATTTTAACAAAATTAATGTCATTAGTATTTACCATATTGATAACTTTTTTATAACCTTCTCCAGTTTCCGATATACCTAGTGGACTAGAATGAGATTCAGCTGCGATGTGCATATCTTTAATTTCTGCTAATACTGGATGCTTAGTTTTAAGTATTGAATATAGAGTTTCAAATACTGATATATTACAACCTTGGCCTAATCTAAATTTAGTAATAGATGATTCTTCTTCATGAGCTAATTTACTTAATCCATTTTCTCCAAATATAGTTAAATACTCTTCTGAAAGCCCGTTATCTACCGAAATAACTACTACGGCATCTAATCGATTTAAGGCTAACATATTGTGAGCTGTATACCAAGCAGAGTGCCCACTAATACAGCTAGTACTATCAGTTGATATATAATCAAAAGACCCGATTTTATTGGCAATATATCCTGCGTATACTTGCGTAATACCCATTACAGGTATTCTATACGAAGGATATTGTGTTGTGCGAGAAACAGTTGTTAAGTATCCGGTCCATACGTTATTCCCCGCAGCTAATATTAATCCTATTTTATAGTTATTTAATAGTGTTAATGATCGAATAAATTCATAAGTTCCAGAACTAGCTCCATGCTTACCATTTAAAACATAATCAATTAATTCCCCAGGCATGATTTTTATGCCTTGTTCAATAGTAAAACCTCCACCATTACCTATTTGATGGACATATTGGGGATAGGGAATATAATCTAATAGAGTTATATTCTCGGAATATACTGAATTAGTATGAGTTACATACATCTTTTAGCATATTCTTCTACTTCAGCCATAGAGCAAGTTTGGGTAAATTCAGTCATAACAAAATCTTTTATTGATTGAATAGTTAAGTTTTCTTTTTTAATAAAATCCTGTAATTTAGGTTCAGAAATGCCAAACATATGAGATAACCACACAAAAAATACGATAATGCTTAAACTATCTAGCCGCCCCATATCAATCCGTTCGTCCATAGATTTTAGGGGGATGTATTCTTCTCCTAATGGTGCATCTAGTTTAACTATCATATTAATGACAGAAATAAATTCTTGATCTGTAAAACTAAACTCAGCCATAATATAATATATAACATATAGAGAGGAATTATGTCAAAAGAAACAAACCCTAAAGATATAGTGGCATCTAAAAAACCTAGATTTTATTCAGGATTACCGGCGAATGTAACTAAAGAAGTTAGTGTTGGGATGATGGAAGGAGCTATGAAATACGGCAGGCATAACTACCGTATAGCTGGTGTTCGTGCTAGTGTTTATATTGACGCTACTATGGGACACTTATCTGACTACTGGGAAGGACAAGATATTGATTCAGAAAGTAGTTTACATCATATCACTAAAGCGATAGCATCTTTATACGTCCTCAGAGACGCTCAGATGAGAGATGTATGTATAGATGATCGTCCACCTAAATCAGATGTTGAAGGGGATAAAACTAGGTTACAGGCTGTTGTAGACGAATTGTTTAAGAAATACCCCAATCCTAAACAAGCTTATACAGAAGGGGATAATCAATTACACAAGGAGACCAAATGAGACGAGAACAATTAACAAATAAATTAGCTAAAAAGATAGGCATTACTCAACCAAAAGCAGATGATATAGTAGTAACAGTGTTAGATACTATTAAACAAGGACTTGTTGATGATGGGAGAGTAGTAGTTCGTGGATTTGGTTGCTTTACTGCAAGTAATAAATCTGAACGAATGGGACGTAATCCTAAGACAGGTGAACCAGCAGTTATTACAGCTAGAAAAGTTGTTAAATTTAAGGCTTCTAAATTATTTAAAGCTAAATTAAATTAATGGCATAGGAGATATTAAATTATGGGGGACCTAACAGTAAATTTTAATAGAGAAGAATATGCTTGTAAATGCGGTTGCGGGAGAGCCGATATTAAAGACCATCTTGCCGCAAAAGTTCAATCAGTTAGAGATATTTTAGGACGACCTATATCAATAAATAGTGGGATTAGATGTATTAAACATAATGGAAATATAGGAGCTAACGAGACTAGTTCTCATGTAGGAGGCTGGGCAGCTGATTTGGGTTATATAGGATCTAGAGAACGATTTGAATTACTCGCAGCTGTTACACAAGTATTTGATAGAATAGGGATTGCAAGGACTTTTATACATGTAGATGTAGATCCCAATAAAACAGCTAGTGTAATTTGGTTATATTCTTAAGGGGGAATTATGATTGGAGAACTATCTGGAGATACAGCAGATTTCTTAAATGAAATCCCATGGTTTGACGGCATTATCTATATACTAATGCTAATGGGTTTATATGTATTCTACAAGTGGATTAATAGTAAGTTTTAATGAATTCTTGATATCGCTATAATATAGCAGATAAACATAATACTACTAATAACTAGTATACTGCCTGTAATCCAGAGGAATATCTTCATTATTTATAAAATGGGCCTTCCCTTAATTGATTCATTTTTTCTCTAATTTCTTTAGGAGTTAATCCCTCAAATTCTTTTACTTCACTAGGAGCTACTATATCTCTATTCCGTTCTGCTTTTTTACGTGCATTGTCACTCTCCATTTTTTCACGTAACCATTCAGCTGATTCCCGCATCCATTCCGGTCTTTCATGCTTTGGTTTAGGTATTAGCTTTGATTTATCTGTAGGTTTAGTCATGAATGCGCCCTATTTATAAGTTAATTAATAAGTCTCTCAGCTTTACTCTTCATTTTATCCGCCATATTTTTATCTTTTTTACATACTTCTTTATAGATATCGTTGTTTTTACTTACTTGAGCTAAATCCTTACTTACAATTTCGGGGGGATTATTTTCAAGTAACCATTTCTTAGTTTCATCATTTAATTTAACTTCATCATACCATAGACATTCTTTAGAGTAGTAGTCATTAGCATCATAAAATCCTAATGCAAAATTAGCTACAGGAGGTATTAACTGGGTTAAGATACCACTACATCCCGTCAAGAACATCAGGCATACCAGACCTATCCCGAACCTTTGCTTTAGCTGCATCGATTTCTTTTTCCACATCATTTTGAGCGGCCATCCCTTTAGGGTGATTAATATTATTAAAAACATTACCTGCTAGCCAATTAAAAATAGGCCACAAGGTTCCAAGTACTGGAATCTTCTGAACAAATCTATCAGGTAATGCACCTGTAACAGCAGTGAATACAAGAACTATCTGTCCTGCTATTGCAAACCATCCTTGCCCTTCAAACATTGCAGCTATATCCATGTTATTCTCCTATTATTTCTTTAGACCCTTGTGGTATCTGTATTTTGTACCAAAAGTAAGGATGTCTAATAAATTGTGGATTATTTAGATCATGTACAAGATAACAATGTTCCTGTGTAGAGCGGAATATCATTTCATGTTTATGTTTAGGCCGCGATTTACATGATACCGGAGCAGCGGCATAACTCACTTCAAGACCGGATTCATATGTAAGCTGTATCTGCGTTGGAACCTTATTTACAGACCAATCAACTAATTTATGTGGAGATGGTATTAAGAGCATAATCGTGACGATTATCTCATTCATTTTTTCTTAATTTTTCTATCCTGACCCATCTTCCAAGTGCCCATACCTGTAATACCAACAATTCCCCACATTTCCTCGGTAAAGGTGTAGTAACCCAGCATTTGACAAATCATCATACCCATTGCAATAACCCAGATTACATATGTTTTATAACCAGGCATAAAATTATCTATAGCACCAATTAAACCACCCATCATTTTATTCATTACATGTTCTCCCTATTTTTAGTCATTTATCTACCTTGCGGCGTTCAATACTATCGAGTTTGGCGTAGATAGATTGAAGCTCACCCTTGAACTCTTCACGACCTACACCAAGCACAACTTGGTCGAGCAACTTGTCTTGTTTCTCATCCAGCTTATCGAAACGTGAATAAACTGCTAGTCCAAACTCATGAAAACTACTTGTCGATACAAACTCTGAATGTTTTTTTAGGTCGTCAATTATGTGTTGCCGTAGTGCTTCAGAATTATCCTCAACATGACCTGTTAGTTTCTGCCACATCCAAACGATCACTCCGATTAATGCAACCCAACCCCACTTCATCAACTCGAATAATCCGCTAGTTTCCTGCATCATGTCCTATATATGTATTTTCTAGTTTCATTAATAAATCTCCGTTATTTTAATATAAATTCCATCTAAATGCATTATTTCGTTTTACTCATTGCAGCTAGTGGATTTTCAAGTGCTTTAGTAATTTTCTTATCTAACTTAGTCTCTAATACTTCTATTTGACTATCTACTTTTTGTAACTTATCGTCCCAACGCTTTGATGTATCTGCGATTAGTTCCCGTACTTCATTCTCAGCATTCCGCATAGCTTGTCTAGTTTCTAGTCCATCTGCTCTAGATCTTTTATCTATTGCAGATATTTGGTCACTAAACTCATTAATATCTGTTTTCATGGTTGTTCGAATATCTCTTGTAGTATCCTGAGCTTCAATTACAACTTCTTTCATAGAAGCCATCTCAGTACTAATTAACTCCTGTGTGGCAGTAACCTCTGTTTTTAAAAGAGTTACGTCACCTTGGAATGATTCCTTTGTAGCAGTAAGTTCATTACCTAAAATAGTTACTTCACTTTGGAAGAGTTCCTTTACTGCTAAAACATCTTTATTAACCGTGCTCTCTAACCCTGTTACTTGAGTGTGAACTAGCTCTTTAACAGCTGTCACCTCCCCGGTAATAATCTCCTTAAAGCCTGTGACCTCTGTATGTACTAGTTCTTTTACAGATGCCACTTCTGAATTATTGCGTCCCATTTGTTCATCAATAACTTTCATTTTCTCTGAAACTGCTGTACCTAAGACTTCTAGTTTCTTATCAAATCCAGCTAGATCAGGAGCTACATAAGCTGTAATCTGTTCTTTCATGTCCTGGTAATCTTTATAGAATTCGAATCCACCCCATAGTCCACCACCAACAGTCCCCAATAGGGACATAATGACAAATAACTTACCACCAGTTGCTTTTATACCGCCGTATTCAACTTCCATAATTAGTTCTTAAAGTTGTATTGTGAGTCAATCATACTATTCATCATAATATCACTACCTAATGCATACACAGAACTTAATGGGTCTATGTTGTTACTGATATAGGGTACTGGAGAATTGTATAAAATACTATCTGGGATAACTGCTTGCTGGTATGAGGCAAATTGGGTACCTACTCCCATCATACCCATAAGAGCTATCTTTGCTCCTTCAGTATCACCACCAGCAGCTTCTACTTTAGCGATAATTGTTGATACTATAGCAGCTAGTACTTTTGTCTTTACAGCTTCTTTAGGAGAATCCTCTTTTTGGGTATCCTCCTGTGATTCCTCTTCTTGTTCCTCAGATTCCTGTTCTTCAGGTTCTGGTTGTGCTTCATTAGCAGCCATTACTTCAGGCTCTGCTGATTCCATCTCTGCTTCCATTTCTGCAACTTCTTCAGCTATATCAACAACAACAACCTCTTCTTCTCCACTACTTGCAATTTCAATTTCAATTGTGTCCATCTCTAGATCCATTTCCATACTTACTTCCATACTTGCCATTTCTTCTCCAACTTCATCAGAAATAGCGACATTAAAATTCATTGTACTTGCCCCTACTGTATTTACAGTAGCAACTAAATCATCAAAAAATTCATCATTAATAACTTCTTCACTTATCATATTTTCAATGTCATCTACTAAAAAGTCCATTTCTTCAGGTAGAGGGGGGATGTATTCGTAATATGTAATATTAAGAAAGGGATCATCAAAGCGAGGTCCATACATACCAGCAGGATATCCAGCATCTATGCCATAAAGAGATAGTGTCGCCCACAGGTCCTGGAAACTATTCTCTTCAACTGTCTGGCTATATGAAAAATCTCTCCAACCAGAATAGTCTTGTAGTTCATTATGTGTAAATGTTTCAACAATAACCTCACCATCACCTAATGTAAGTTCAATAGTAAAATTATCTTTACAATCCCAATTGGTTTGGCTACATAATGGAACATATAGGTTAGATGAATGACTCCAAACTTTTGCACCATAATCTAAATCAAAGCCTGTTTGCCAGTCATCTATAGTTAGATGATCCTGGAAATACATCTTATCAGAGGTAATTTCACCACCTGCATGGCCTGTTTGATATTGTGTTCCATTACAGGTTCCTCCACCATTACCAGTAGTATCACCAGACCAATTATCACAATTAGAGAACTCAGAATTCTCTATAATATTATCTGTTACAATAGGATCTTCAGCATAGGCTTGATCTATAGAAATAGCTAATAGACAGCCTAATAGTAGGCCTATTAAGAAATAGGTAAAATTACCAATACTGGTCATCATCCCACTCCGGTTCTTCATTGTTATAAGCAGGTGGCTCTTCTGAATAACTATCTTCTAATGAATAACTATCTTCTAACTCTTGTTTCCAAATTTTACCATTTACAGTTTCCTTCCATTCATCATAGTCTGGTCTACGCTCAGGATATTCGTCCCATATAAGCTTAGCTTCTTCACCAATCTTCCCATCTACAGGACACGGAGTACCTGCCATTTCCATTGCTTGAAAAACTCTTATGTCTTGGCATAGCATTGATACAGAAGCCACTTTCATTCCCATTCCATATAGGGATCTAGCTAATTTTAATCGTTCACAATTCTTATCGCGCAGAGTTGAACCTACTGATACTCCTACTATAGATGTTTGCGCAGCTCCGCCAATTGCGGTCACACATACATCCTGGTTATTTATTACTACATTAGGAGCTGATGCTGTAGGAGGGGTCCTGTCTATTGTATTGCTTGAAACAGTATTATTAGAAGATGTAACTGTTGA